AAGACTGTTCTTATTGGTGTTTTTGCTGTCATATTAATTCCTTAAAAGAAAAATAAAGTATCTCCTGCTGCTGCTCCTAATGTTGATCCATTTGCTAATGTAAAACTTGCCACAACTGAATCTGGATCGGCTTTAAAATCTAATCTTGTATTAGCTGTATTTAGTCCACCCGATTTACTAAAAAAAGGAACTGCTCTAACAGGATCTCCTGTTTCACCTGTAAGTGCAATACTTTTTTGTACACCTGAACTAACTTCGATATTTGAGTTAACAGGTAAAGTTGCACCCGTAGCAGAAATTTGAATTGTTCCTGTTCCGTCGGATGATATAGTTGAACCACCTAAATTAATTGTGGAACCAGCCAAATATAATTCATTCCATCTTTTTGTAGAAGAACCTAAATCATATGTTTCTGTAACATCTGGTACAATATTACTATCAACAGCAGTTAAATCAACACTAGAACCGTCATTAAAGTTAGCAACTGTAACAATACTTGCACCATTTCTAACAAAAACTTTTTTGTCAGTAACGTTAATTGCGACTTCTCCGTCTGCTAAATCACTTGTAGTAGGAACAGCAGAAGCTGTCGTACTTCTTTTTAATTTAATAACCGTTGACACTATTAATCTCCTAAATTAATAATTAAAATGTTCCACCGTCAATCGTAGTCACCGTAACAGCACCTGATGTAACTGTAAAGTTATCTGAACTAAATGAAGCAACACCTTTATTTGAAGTTGTTGCCAATTCAGCAGCGATTGTTAAAGTATCACCTGATTGTGAAGTATCAATACCCTCACCACCTGATACAGTTAATGTATCACCTAAATCAATATCTTGGTTACCACTATCTGTAGTAACATTAATTATACTGTTTGCTAAGTTAGCATTTGAAATAGCCGCTGAACCAGATAACATAGCGTTAGTAATATTTGAAATTGTATTACTACTAGCGTCTATTGTTTTGTTTGTTAATGTCTGTGTACCAGTTGTAGTTACAAAAGAACTTGGTAAAGTAATTGTGCTAGATGATAAATCTAAAGTAGTTGCTAATTTACCAGCAGTTACGGCTGTATCAGCAATTTGGTTTGTACCAATACCTGAAGCCTTAACTTGTAAAGCGTCACCTGATACTTCAATTGTAGTATCATCAACGGCAACATCTAAAGTATTACCAGTTTTTGTTAAAGCGTCACCAGCTGAAATTTGGCCAGCACCAGAGAACTGAGCAACTGTAATATCAGTTGAGCCTAGTGTTGGTGTACCGTTATGTGTAAATACATAACCATTGTCAGCATTAGCAGTACCTTCTTCAACAAATACAAAAGCACCACCTGTAATTTCACTTGCTTCATCACCGTCTGGTGTTCTTGTTAATACATAAGCAGATGATCCATCACCTACTGTTGTAACTCTATATAAGCCGTTTTCAGTAGCATCTGTTTGATTTTTTAATAATACTCTATCGTTTGTTGATGGAGTTTGGCCATCAATTGAAAAAGCACCATTTGAACCAGCAGTAATTGTACCAGCGCCATTGTCATATGTTCCAGCAACATTGGCTGTAGAAGCATATCTAACAGAAGCTTTTACATCTAAACCGTTAGCAACACTATCTACATATGCTTTAGTAGCAGCGTCCTGAGCACCTGATGGATCAGTTACGTTTGTAATTCTACTTGTGTCAACATCAACAACACCAGAACCTTTTGGACTGATTTTTAAATCAATGTTTGTATCACCACCTGAAGTAGCAATCTGAACAGCATTACCTGTAGCAGCGTTAGTAATTTCTAATTCATTTACGGCACTTGTAGTTGTTTGTAATAGAATTAACTCATTACCATTAGCGTCAGCAATAAAACCACCATCAGCAAATTGAGGTGCTGTTAATGTTTTATTTGATAATGTTTCTGTACCAGTTGTAGAAACTAAAGTAGCGTCTGATACAGCAGTGTTAAATTCTGCTAATGTACCAGTTAATGTATTGTTAGCTAAATCAATTGATTTGTTTGTTAATGTTTCTGAACCAGCTAAAGTAGCAAAAGAGCCATCTTGTAAAGCTGTATTAAATTCAGCAGTTGTACCTGTTAAGGTATTATTACCTAAATCAATTGTTTTGTTTGTTAATGTTTGAGTACCAGTATCAGATACTAAAGTTGCGTCAGCATTACCTATTGTAGAACCACCTGGTAGTGTTAATGTGTTTGTAGCACTAGCAGAATGTGGTTGAGAGGCAATTACTTGTCCGTGTGAGTTGACGTGACAATTTAATTGTAATTGACCAACTACGGATGAACCATCACCTTTGATCTCTACGATATTTGTTGCTGGTTCTAAAACAAGATTGCCAGAAGCAGTTGTTGTAGTACCGCCGATAACTGGTGATGTTAACGTTTTATTTGTAAGTGTTTGTGAACCAGTTAATGTAGCAACTGTGCTATCAATATCTAAAGTTATTTCGTTAGTGCCTACAGTTGATGTAATACCTGTGCCACCTGAAACTATTAAAGTTTCACCTAAAGAAATTGAATCTTCAGTAGAACTGTCATCTCTAATTGTAATTGTGGAGTTTGCTAACTTAGCATTTGTAACATTACCGTCTGTAATTTTAGCAGTTGTTACAGCGTTATCAGCTAATTGAGTTGTATCTATTCCACCATCTGAAACGTCAAATGTTACAGCATTACCTGTAGCAGATGTTTCAATACCAGTCCCACCTGTAAATGTTAATGTTTCAGCATCTGTAATAGCAATTGTGCCTGTGTCAGCCGCTATATCAACATCTATAGCAGTTACTTGTGAATCAACATAAGCTTTAATTGCTTTCGCCGAAGCAAGAGTGTCATCACTTGCTGATACTGAACTAATATCTGTATCAATAACACCTGAAGCAAAATCAGCAACTTCAATGTTTGATATTGAGTTACCTGTGCCATTAGCGTCAAAAGTTTTGTTTGTTAACGTATCTGTGCTTGAAGCAGTTATATAAGATTGTAAATCAGAAATATCAGCTTCAACAATTGTTATTGTGTTATTAGCAGTATCAATTGTTTTATTTGTAAGTGTTTGAGTACCAGAGTTTGTAGTAACTGTACTGTCAATAGCAATTGAAATCTGGTCATTTGAAACTGTTGTGTCAACACCTGTTCCACCAGCAAAAGTTAATGTTCCACCAGTTGAGAAGGTATCATTTGTTCCACTATCAGCAGCTAATGTAAATGTGCTATCAATTGTTGAGAATGATAAATTTCCTGAACCGTCTGTAACTAAAGCTTGGCCGTTTGAACCATCACCATCTGGCAACGTGAAAGTGGTAGTTGTTGTTACGGCATTAGGAGCTTTAAGACCAATAAAGTTTGAACCGTTGTTAGTACCTTCATTTAATTTTAAAGTACCACCTACAGTTGCTGAATTACCAATTAAAAATTCATCTATTGCTTTGTTACTATCTACTAGTAAAGCTGAACTAGCTGTTAATGTACCTTGTACGTGATTTAATTGATCTGTAAAATATTGTCCGCCTATTACTGTAATATTATTAGCGTCACCATTACCATCTACACCACCTTCACCAATAAAGAGTCTATCTCCGTTATTGCCTTGGGTACCAGTACCATAAGTATAGGCCAATTCACCTAGTTTAAGTGTTGACGGAGCTGAAGTTCCCGAACTTCGTTTAATCTGAATTATTGTTGCCATTTAATTCTCTCCCGTTAAAATGCACCACCATTAAAGGTAATTGTACCTGTGGTAGTTTCTAATTCGTTTCTTGTTGTAAATTTATCTGTACTTGCATCATATTGAATCAAAGCACCGTCAGTAAGAGAAGAAGCATTAACATCTGTTAAATTTCTAAATTGTCTAACACCATCAACATTTACATTTGCTGTTGGAGTTGTAACACTAACTTTTTGGGGTCCAGATGAGGTACTACTATTAATTTTAGCAGTTACGCCACCTGTACTGTTGATTACGGCTTTTACCATAGATATATCTCTCTTTTTGTAATATTTATAATAAAACTATGCTAAAGATGTATATTAAGTCGTTACCGATGGACTTACTGTAATAATACCCTCAATCACTCTTGTAATGGTACTATCGGAAGTTTGTGTAATTTCAACGTCATAGACGTATCTAGCAGGTGCGTCTAATTGATTTGTTTGATCTGCTGTTAATGATAAAGTAATGATACCAGTTGTAGGATCACTAGCAATTGCTGTCGTAATTGTTGTTCTTGTTCTTGTAGAAGTATAACCTTTGGCCATTTTGGCTGAGGCTGTATAACCTGTTAAATCAAATACATTACCATCTGTATCAGAAACGGTTACATCACTTGAAAATGTTGCCCCTTGGTCAATCCTTAGATTTGCTATCGCTGCCATCTGATTTTTCTAACTCTTTTTTAATTTCACTATTATAGTAATTAGTTAAGACCTCTATTTTTTCCAATTCAACTTCGTGTCGAGTTTTCGATTGTTGTATTTCAGCTCTAGCGACAATTATGTTTCTACATCTTAAAGATAGGTCGGATTCTTTATATTCTTTACCATCAATTGTAAATGTTCTTTCAGTTTTTTCACTCATAATACTATTTATACTCCTATTTTAAACTGTTTATGTCAATTATACCACCATTATCGTGGCCTTTTGCTGGTGGCTTATATTTACCTGGTTTCCATCTTTGTTTAAAGTTAAAAGATACAGAAACACGCCATCCAGCCTCACCTTTTAAATCACACATATTTTGAGCAACTT